GAAACTAAAATTGACACTGAGAATGCCATGGCAGCTAATGGTGCTAAGTTCTCGCGAGATAAGCAGGGTGTGTTTGCTGAGATTACACAAACCTTCTTTGACGATCGTCAGAAATACAAGAAGCTGATGAAGGAAGCCGAGCGTGAGTATGAAAAAACAAAAGACCCATCACTAAAAAGTAAGATTGCTAAATACAATAACTTCCAGATGGCTCGTAAAATTCAACTCAATAGTTTGTATGGTGCACTCGCTAACCAGTATTTCCGATACTATGATGATAGGATTGCGGAGGGTATTACACTATCTGGTCAGTTTATTATCCGCGAGACTGCCAAGGCACTTGATGAATATCTGAACGAGGTTTGCGGAACTGAGGGTGAAGTTTATTCTTTCTATTCAGACACTGACTCCTGTTATATTTCCCTTGACAAATTAGTTAAAAAGTATTACAGTGGTCTTAGTAAAGAGAAGATTGTAGATCTTCTCGACAAGATTGCCGAAGAAAAGATCGAGCCAGCCATCAACAAAGCTATGAAGAAGCTGGCTGACTACACAAATGCTTATGAAGAAAAGATCTTCTTCAAACGTGAGGCGATCGCCGACCGTGGTATTTGGGTTGCTAAGAAACGGTATGCTCTTAATGTCTGGGACAACGAGGGTGTTCGTTATGATGAACCAAAGCTGAAGGTTATGGGTCTAGAGATTGTTCGATCTTCTACACCTGCCCCTGTCCGCGAGAGTTTGCGCCAAGCGGTTAAACTCTGTCTGACACAAGATGAAACTGCCCTGCAGAAGTTCGTTGAAGATAACTGGCAAGACTTTAAGAGCCGACAAGTTGAAGAGATTGCTTTCCCTCGTGGTTGTAACAATCTAGGGAAATATTCTTCAACAGCAGATATCTATGCTAAAGGCACACCCATACAGGTTCGTGGTGCGTTACTATATAATAACCTGTTGAAACAAACTAAGCTAGAGATGAAGTATTCGTTGATTAATGAAGGTGATAAAATCAAGTTTATTTACCTCAAAGAACCAAATACGCTTGGTGAGAATGTTATCTCTTTCGCATCAAAAGTCCCAGAGGAGTTTGACCTCCACAAATATGTTGACTTTGAGTTAATGTTTGAGAAAGCATTTATCGAGCCACTAAATACAATCGCCCAAAGCATTGGGTGGAAGACTAAACCAGTCGCAACACTAGAGGATTTATTTTCGTAATGTATCAAATTGATGTAAAAAGATTTATGGACGCCTGTGAACAACCTTCTGAACAGGGTCTAGATTCAGGACAAGCGTATCTGTATATGGAACTCATTCGCGAAGAATGGGAAGAAACCAAAGAAGCATATGCCAATCAAGACCTCGTGGAAGTCGCTGATGGGCTGGCTGATATGGTCTGGGTGATTATGGGGTTGGCTAATACAATTGGCATCCCATTTGAAGATGTATGGCATGAAGTTCGTGCATCAAATATGAGTAAATGTGTAGACGGCAAAGTTATTAAGAACGAAGCTGGTAAGGTTATGAAGCCTGATACATATTTCAAACCTAACTTGAATAAAATTGTTCATGGATCAAAAGATTAATGTCACCAATAACACATCTAAATTATCCGATAAACAAAGATAGATTGTTAGTGTTGGCAGACAGCATCAAAGATATTGCGAGTCCATATTCTGACCCAAGATATCCTGATGCAGTGCTTGACACTTGGTTAATTTTGAAGTATAATGATGACTATATTGATGAGATTATGGATGATCTAGGTGTAGCTGGTAGCCCAAGATTTTATTGGCAAGAACCAAATTCTACACTACCGATGCATGTAGATAACAATACTACATGTTCTATTAATTTTGTTTTGACGGATAACCCCGCCCCTGTCACAGTTGAAGATGTTGATTATGTTTACGAACAAGCTATCCTTGACACAACAAAACTTCATGGGGTAAATACAAACGAAGAGGAAAGAATTCTCTTAAAGATTAGTGTCTTTGACGAAAGCTACGAAGACCTAATACAAAGAATTCCTTATATCGCATAGGAGATTATTATGAGCCTGCTTGACAAACTACAAAAGAATTCTACTATCAAGGATTCAAACATTCTATCTAAATCTAAGTTCTTCAACACGAAGGATCTTATTCAAACATCAGTCCCTGCATTGAATGTAGCATTGAGCGGTCGCCTTGATGGTGGTCTCACTCCTGGACTCACGGTATTCGCTGGTCCAAGTAAGCACTTTAAAACTGCCTTTGCTATGTTGATGATCAAAGCATACCTCGATAAGTATGAGGATTCTGTTGTGCTGTTCTATGACTCAGAGTTTGGTGCACCACAGGGTTACTTCGACAGTTTCGGTATTGATACGAGTCGTATTATGCATACGCCTATCACTGACATTGAGCAGCTAAAGCACGATGTGATGTCTCAGCTTAATAACATTGAGCGTGGTGACCATGTTATCGTAGTCGTTGACTCAGTAGGTAACTTGGCTTCTAAGAAAGAAGTTGATGATGCGCTCGACGGTAAGTCGGTTGCTGATATGACTCGTGCTAAACAGATGAAGTCTCTGTTCCGTATGATCACCCCTCACCTGACAATTAAAGATATTCCTGCTATTGTTGTGAACCATACCTATATGGAAATTGGTATGTTCCCGAAAGCAGTTGTATCTGGTGGCACAGGTATCTACTACTCAGCTGATAACATTTATATCATTGGTCGTCAGCAAGAAAAAACTGGCACAGATATTACTGGTTATAACTTTATCATTAATGTCGAGAAGTCTCGTTATGTTCGTGAGAAGTCTAAGATCCCGATTGAGGTATCATTCGAAGGCGGCATCAGTAAATGGTCTGGACTATTAGATATGGCTATGGAGTCAGGTCATGTGGTCAAACCTAAAGTTGGGTGGTATCAGGTTGCCTCTTCTGGTGTAGACGGCAAGAACTATCGCGCCAAAGAAACACAGAACAAAGACTTCTGGTTGCCCATTCTTTCTGACAAAACATTCACTGATTGGATCGAGTCACGTTATCTTATTTCTACTGGAAGCATTATGCAAGACGAAGTGTCTGAAGACGATATTGCTGAAGCATACGGCGACGATGAATAAAACTATATGCCCATATCCTTTTCGGCACACACATGTTGACTCGAGGGGATTGAGACAACTATGTTGTTGGTCTGATGCCCAAGATGAGCATCAGGTAGAAGACTATTGGAATGATGACTATATAAAATCTGTTCGCCTAAAGATGCAGAATGGCGAGCAGATTAAAGAATGTCATAGATGCTATTTTCAAGAGTCGATGGGTTCTAACTCTCTTCGCACAGATGAGTTAGAAAAGTATGACCCTGCTGAATTCACAAAGGATTGTGCTGAAGATGGTTCAATGCCGACTGGACCAACTTGGTTTGATTATCGCAATCGGGTCTGTAATCTCCAATGTATATCTTGTGGACCATGGCTTAGTTCCACACATGTAATTTTACATAAAAAGATGTATGGCAAAGATTATGATGTCCCTACAATTGATAAGAAGACTGAAATTGAACTCGCTGATCAGATAATCGAATCTATTGATAAGCGTGAATGTGATAGATTGTATTGGGCAGGCGGTGAACCTATGATGTCTAACATTCACTGGAAGGTGATGGAACATCTACTGAAGGTTCGGGAAGTCGATCCTGAGTATGTTGATTCTATACTTGTTGAATACAATTCAAATATGACGCATTCTAAATGGAAGGGTGATAGTATCGCTGGTATGTTTACTCCAATGCAACCGACTATGCGAGCCAGTATTGATGGTGTCGAAGATGTATTCGAGTTCCTAAGAGATGGTGCTAAGTGGGATGAAGTGAATACTAATATCCACGAGTATGTTGATGCGTGGAACGTTAATAGACAGTTCACAATCGACACAGTGTTGAGTGCACCTGTATTGTTTTCTTTTGAGAAATATCTTGACTATTTCGACCAGTTTGATGTATTATTGCGTAACCATAGGTTGATGGATTTCTCTGGTGATATTAATACATTCAAGACTAAATCTATGGGATTCATCGATATACGATTGTATCCGAAACACATTGTTGAACGAGTTGTAAACCATTGTGTTCACCTTATTAATGAGTATAATCCTCGCGGTAAAGAAAGAACAATCGAGATCTTGAACTCATATAATTATGAGCGACAACAGAGGGATGATTTTTTCTCTGATCAGGATATACTTGGTCAAATAAGAGATATGACTCGTAAATTCAGAGAGCCTCATAACCTATCTGGTTTGACTATTGATGATATATTGAAGAAGTATGATACAGAAAGTTATGATTGGTATAGGAGTTTCAATTGAGTGGTGGTTGGCATTTAAGAATGTCTTGTGACAGATGTGAGCGTAGAATAATGGACGATGAGCCAGCCATGGTTTTTCAAAGACCTGAAGGTGATATTGGCTTATGCGAAAAATGTGTAGAAGAAGTGAAGAGGGAGTTTATTGATGAGAATCGAGACACAAATTTTAGCGAATCTGATTAATAATGAAGACTATCTGCGTAAGGTAGCACCATTTCTAAAAGAAGATTACTTTACTGAAACTGATGATAGAATAGTCTACGGCAAAATCAGAGACTATGTTCAGAAGTATAATGACCCTCCTGCAAAAGGTGCATTATTGATTTCACTACAGGATGACAGAACTATTAGTGAGGATCTATATGTTCAGTGTGAAACTCTTATCAACTCTCTTAACGCAACTGAAGTCAATAATGATTGGCTTGCAGATGAGACTGAAAAGTTTTGTAAAGACAAAGCTGTTTATAATGCAATTATGGACAGCATTCAAATCATTGATGGAACCGATAAGGATCGTTCTAAAGATGCTTTACCTTCCCTTCTATCCGATGCTCTTGCCGTTGGTTTTGACAACAATGTCGGTCACGACTATATTGAAAATGCCAGTGATCGGTTTGATTACTATAATCGTGTCGAAGAAAAACTACCATTCGACCTAGAATTCTTCAACAAGATTACTGGTGGTGGTCTACCAAACAAAACTTTGAATATCGCTCTTGCTGGCACTGGTGTTGGTAAGTCTCTGTTCATGTGTCACGTTGCAGCTGCAGCTATTTCACAAGGCAAGAATGTATTGTATATCACTCTGGAGATGGCAGAGGAGCGCATCGCTGAACGTATTGATGCTAACCTTATGAACGTCCCAATCCAAGATCTAAAAGATCTTCCCAAGAAAATGTTTGATGACCGTGTATCTAAAATCAAAGATAAGATTGATGGTCGTCTAATTATTAAAGAATATCCGACTGCTTCGGCACATGCAGGTCATTTCAAATCACTGTTTGAGGAACTAAAACTCAAGCGAAGTTTTGAGCCAGATATCGTGTTCATCGATTATCTGAATATCTGCACGAGTAGTCGGTTCCGTGCGGGGTCTAACGCTAACTCTTACACAATTATTAAGAGTATCGCGGAGGAACTTCGAGGACTGGCTGTTGAGTATGACTTGCCAATTGTATCTGCAACACAAACGACTCGCTCTGGGTATGCTAATAGCGATGTCGATCTAACAGATACTTCTGAGTCATTCGGTCTCCCAGCAACAGCTGACCTTATGTTTGCTCTGATCAGCACGGAAGAACTTGAAGCGCAAAGCCAGATTATGGTGAAGCAGCTGAAGAATCGTTACTCTGACCCAACAGCTAATAAGCGGTTTATGGTCGGTGTGGATCGTTCTAAGATGCGTCTATTCGATCTGACAGACGAGGTTCAGAAAACTATCAACGATAGTGGACAGAATGACAGTCAAGCAGTCTTTGATAATTCTACATTCAACACGAAGATGTCTGGAAACTTTGGCTCTATTAAGGTATAAATAAAAGAGAAATACGGAGGTTATTATGTTAAGTGGTATTTTAGGAAGTGCGTTAGGATTCGGCGGTTCAATTGTTCCCGCAATCACAGACCATTTCAAAGCAAAAAATGAACAGAAGTTCGAACTCAAGAAGATGGAAAAGATGGCGGAACTAAGAGCCGCTGGTTTTGACCAAGAGTATCGAATGTATGAAACAAAGGCAGATGATAGTGAACATGCAAGATTGGTTCAGCATGATATCTCAATTAATCAGGGGACTGGATTTGTTGCCAGTTTGCAAAAGAGTGTTCGACCCGTCATCACTTACTGCTTCTTTGGATTGTTCGTTGTTATTGAAGTTACCCTTCTAAGAGAAGCAATGGGTCAGGGTAAGTCTATCTCTGAGTCACTTAATGTATTGTGGGATGATGATACGAAAGCAATCTTTGCTGCTATTATTTCATTCTGGTTTGGTTCTCGTGCTATCGATAAAGGTCGCAAGAAGTGATTCGTTTAATCTGTTTACTAATGGTCGGGTGCTTGGTCGCCTCGCCAGCAGTCGCCAAAACCAAAGGCTCACTTGATATTGGATATAAGGTTGAAGATAGTAATACCAAGAACCTGAATGTTCATCAGAAATGGAACTGGGAGCCTGAAGGCAAAGACTTTCAGATTGAGACAGAGACCAATCTATACAAGACACAAGTAGGTGGTGAAGACCTTACTAATCGTGCTGATGGTGAATATGAATTTATTTTAAACTTCACACCTACACAT